GCGCAAAGAACCAGATCCAGCTTGAGCGCAAAGAAGACATGAAAAAACGGGGCTTGTCATCGCCCGACACAGGGGATATGCTTGCAATGACGTTCGGTGTCACGCCGATGAATAAGACACGCGACGAAGCGCTGGTTGAAGACCTGGCCAACACGCCGGACCCGATGGAGCGCCATTTCAAGATGCTGCGTGAGACGGACCGGCGCGAGAAAGCCAAGAAACCGCTCCAATTCTGGGAGTAGAGTGCTACTATGTTCGCAATGACCTTTCGTGACCGAATCCGCGCGTGGCTGGGCATCTCCGACGCAGGCGAACGCCTGACGCGCTATCATGATGACGTGACGGCACTTGTGTCTGATATCCCATCGCTGACCATGTTCAAGGCGATGGAGGCCAAGCAGGCCGAGCGCCACAATGCTGTCTTGTCCGCGCTGACCCGCATCGAGCAGCGCATGATTAACGAGCATATCGGCGTCCAGCCGCGCGAATTCGCGCCGCAAGATCTCGATTGGGATCTAGTGCAAGCTATTGCATTGACACAACTTCAACGCAATCCAGAAAAGGAGTCGTAATGTCACAGAGATTTAATTGGCCGATGGGCGGTGGCGGCAAGCCTCCCGCGAAGAAGATGGCAAAGCCGATGGCGAATCCCGCCGATCAGGATGAGATGCACGCCGGCGAGGACGATGAACCGGAGCTGCATGATAAGCCGGTCCATACCGAGCACCACCCGGAGGGCCACCACACCACCACGCACGAGTCCGGCGCGGCGCACGACAGCGAGAACCTCGAATCCCTGAAGGATCACCTCGACAATTATTTCACCGAGGAAAAGCACGAAGGCGGCTACTAAAGTTTGCGCGGAACCGTGGGTTCGATTCCCACCCTCGCCCCATGCTTCACTGGCCAAGGTTTGGATAGGCTAGCAAGGTCAGACCGCCGCGCAATTCAATCGAAAGGACACCATGGAAATCAGCTACGCAGAAGGAACCGCGATTCAGCTTCAGGACGCCGCACGCGATCTCAACACACGGATCAAGACGCTTGAGCAGGCGCAACCACTCATCCCTACCGATAACGAGGCACTTACCTTGCGCGTCAAAGCGCTCGAAGACGAGATCGTCCTCCTGCGGGCCGCGCTGGAACCCAAGAGCTAGCAATGCCCTTTCGCTCACTCAAGCAGGCCCGCTAGGCGCACTCTCAAACCGGAGAGAAAGCGCTGGGCGGACCTGCGAAAGTGTCCGAGTGGGATTCGGCGACAAACTTCAAGTCATTGCCAGAGGCGACCATGAAGACCAAGACCGTAGATTTAGGCAGCAAGGGCAGTTTTCAAGAGAAGCCGGGCGCGCTACACGCCATGCTTCATGTTCCTCCCGACCAGAAGCTGACAGCCGCACAGGAAACGCCGAAGCCGGGCGACTCGCCGTTGTTACGTCGGCGCAAGGCGTCGGCCAAGGGTTTCGCCGGGATGAAGCGCTAATGGAACTTGACAGCGAGCGTTTATTGCCTATTCCGACCCCCTCATCATCCATGCTGGACTTCCGTGGTTATTTCTGCGGAGCAACAACAGGTAGAGTAGGGGTATTCGATCCTCAAGCAAGATGGTGTACAGCGGAGGAATTGGCGTATCACGAAGAAATGCGCAAGCATGATGGCGTTCCTCCATGGGAAAAGTCATTAGTATTTAGCAATCAAGGTTTGTCGCAGCGTGCTATTTCTTGCATGGATAGGTTCAGCGGACACGAGTTGTGAAAAGAGGTAGCATGGACTTCGAGCAGCAAAAGCCGATCACAGACGAGTTCCGCAATGGCTGGGAACGCATCTACGCACAGCAGGAAGAGCGAAAAGCAAAGCGCAGCTCGATCCCTGATACCTACCCCAACGGATGCCCGATTCTGAGCGAAGGCCCGCAGAAAGACGATCTCTAATGCCTGACCCAACGCTGAACCCCGACGACATCGAACAGGACGAGCCAGAACCCATTGCGCAGCGCCTGACGCCCATGTCCTGGCCACCATCCGGCTACACACCCGGCAAGATCGCGCCGTGGTTCTGCGGTGCGCAGGAGAACGGCAAAGAGGAAATCTACGGCCCGGACGAACTGGGCGAGTACGTCTCAGCGATTGAGCAACTTACGCAAAACGTCAACAAGACGGACTCTGCTGCGCGAATCTGGGAAGTTCTACAAGCGTGGGAGATGCGCCTATTCCGGCGCAATTACCAGTTCCTGAACGTGGGCTGGAAGGGTTGGGGCATGTTCGGCGGCTCGTCGGGTGCCAACGGTGCGCAGAGCGTCATGGCGGCAGGAAACGCAATGAAGCTGTTCTCCTGCAATGTCTTCGGGGCGCGCCACAAGAAGATTACCGCGCTTCTAAGCCGGGTTGTGCCGGGTACGACCGTCGCCGCAGTGGATGACGAAGACCCAATCGATCAGGCCGCCAGCGAAGAGGCCGAGAAGTTCCTCGAAGTGTTTCTGCATCAAGCGAATCTCAAAGGCGTTGTCAAGAAGGCAGCGGGCTACTTCTGCACGGATGACCGCGTGGGCTTCCTGACGTTCACGGTGGCCGACCAGACGCGCTGGGGCACGGAACTACCAAACAGAAAGCAGGAGACTTATGGAGCGCATGAATCGGAAGGAATTACGCCTGAGACCGAGATGCAACCGATGGAAGGCGATAGTGATCCCGCAATGGGTGCCGGGGATAATCAAGACTCGGACGAGGCTCCATCCCGTCGCGAAGTAACCTTTGTCGGCGGCAAGCTGGAGTGGAAAGTCCCGCTCATGGCCGACGAAGAAGAGGAGATGGGTTGGTGCCGCTATCAGCACGAGGTCTCCGTCAACAAGCTTAAATCGCAGTATCCTTGGGTACGCAACAAGATCGCCGCCGGCGGCAATGTGGGCGGCATGGATCAGATCGACCGGCTGGCGCGCATCAACGTGCGGCTGGCGGTACAGGCGTCAAGTTCCAGCGGTGAGGCCTACAAGAACGACTCCACCGAGAGCGTGACATTCTTCAAGCCCAGCGAGTATGAGGGCATCGAAGACGAGGAAATCCGCGAATTGTTCCTCGAAACCTTCCCTGATGGCCTAGAAGTCTGGCACGCAGGCGGAAACTTCGCATTCTGCCGCAATTCTCGCATGTCGAAGCATGTCAAGTTCGTGCATCCCGGACCCGGCGACGGGCAGAACCGCGAGGCGCTGCTCACGAACTATCTTCCACTGCAAAAGGTTCTCAATGCAAACATTTCGCTTGCTGATCGCTATTTTCGTTCTGCGGTCCCTCGCCGCTACGCGCTTGAGCCGTATATCGATACGCAACTCCTTAATTCTCAGTCGAATGACCCCGCAAAGGTGACGGCGGTCACAGGACTTGAAGACAAAGGCATGAAGATCAGCGACATTACCGGCGTCGAGAATGTGCCTGTGCCGAATGATTCGCTGCTGACCTTCATCCAGTGGCTCATCCAGGGCGGACCCGAGGCGATGGACGGCGGATCGCCTGCCGCATTCGGAGAGGCCGATGGTTCCGAGGACCAGGGAGTCTTCAAGACCACGCGACTCAAGCGCGATCAGGCAATGCAGGTATGGTCGATGCCTTGGGGCGCGCTGTGCGAGGCAGTGTGCGCCATCTCCCAGCAGGCGGTTGAGTCTGCCGCAGATAATCGCATTGCGGACTTCAGCGCATCACTGCCGGGGCAGAAGAAACTAAAGATTGAACTGAGCAAGTTGCAGGGCAATGTCCTTGTGCAACCGGAATCGCTCGAAATCCCGCAGACGCTGGCCGAGCAAGAAGAAGAGATGACTGACCTGCTCAAGGAGAGCAGCAATGTCGCGCTCTACCAGCAGATTATGATGGACCCGCGCAATCTGAGCGTGTTTGCCAAGTTCCCGAGCCTAAAAGAGCTGAACATCCCCAACGCTGACCAGGTAGAAGCGCAGCAGGGCGAGTTTGAGATTCTAATGCGCTCCGGCCCGGTTCCGAATCAGCAGTTGGAGCCGCTCCAGCAGCAACTCGCCGCCATCGCGCAGCAGATTACGGACGGCCAGACCCACCCCGAGGCGCAGACGCCAGAGGGTCAGCAGGCCATGCAGGCGCTCCAGCAAGCAGCACAGCAACTACAACAGCAGATGCAGGCCATGCCGCCGCAAGTCTCGACCGTGCCAATCGCGCAGGACAACAGCGAGAATCACATGATCCACGCGGCAATCACGCTGGGCATGTTGACCTCTCCGACCGGGCGCAAGCTCAAGCACGGCAACGAGGAGCAGCAGGCGATCTGGCAGAACTTGAAATTGCACTGGCAGGAGCATATGAACATGCTCAAGCAGTTGCAGCCTCCGAAGGAGCTAGAATTCAAGGGCAACGTGAGCATCGACCCCAGCAAGTTCCCACCGGACGCGCAGACGAAGATGTTTGAGTCGATGGGACTGGAAATTCCGCCGTTTGCGCTGCAGCCCCAGGATGCAACGCACGAGATCACAACCGAAAAAGAGGGCATCGATGCAGATGGGACGCCGGTAAAGCAGAAGGTTTCATTAGTAGGAAAGCCGCTCAACTGAGCGACGGAAACGAGGAGACATGGACAAAGACGGGGAGACGTTTTCAAAAGTATGCGATTCGCTCATTCCTCCCGAAGGCTTCAGAATTCATGTATGGGATTCAGAAGATCCTTTTGAACCTCTGCCAGTCGGAATTCTACGCCCGGTCCAATTGGTGTTCGAGCGCATTTCGGATGGAAAACTTTGGCAGTTCAAGGAATGCGAAGTTAGCGCTAGACGGTAAAAGGAGAAAGAGACATGGAATTTGAAGGCGCAGTTGAAGAATTCGAGCAAGTAGAATCTGACGCAGGGAATCAAGTTGAGCAACAGGGAGGCGCGGAGCAGAACGAAGGCGGCGATGGCCAGCGCACAGAGCAGGACGATCCCTACTCGTCCAAGGCAAGCCGCGAGTATTCGCAATGGCTCAAAGGTCTGCGCGATTCTGGCGACCCCCAGGCGGCAAAGTTTGCGCGCCTCGCCAAGGACAACCACGGCCAGATGTTCGCGCTGCGCCAGCTTGAAAAGCAGGGCCTTGAGGGTGTGCGCGAGAAGTACGCCATCCTCGATTCCGTCATCCACTCGGACCCGGAGCGCGGCGAACTGCATGGTGCGGAAGCAATCGCAGCATTGCAAGACAGCGTGCGCGAGATGGCCGAGGTTGACGAGTTGCTTGCGCAAGGAGATCCGCGCGCTCTCGAAGCATTGGGCGAGGACTTCAACGAGGGGCTGGCCAAGCTGGCCCCGTCGATCCTTGACCGTGTGCGCGACTCTGACCCGGAAGCCTACGCTGCCGCCGTGCTTCCGCATTTCGTCCAGGCGCTGGCATCGAGCGAACTTGTATCGGACTTCAACGGGCTTGTGGATGTGCTGAAACAAGCGCCGCCCGCATGGCTTACAGAAGAACAAAAAACCGCGTGGGCTGCCGACCAACAGCAGAAGGTGATCGCGCTAGCCAGCAACATGGGCAGGTGGCTGAATGCGCAAGCTGCAAACGCGGCCAAGCTCGCCAAACCCGGCGAAGGCGGCGACAAAACAGGCACGCGACGCACTGCCGGCAAGGACTCGCTCTCAGACCGGGAAGCGCAGTTCAACCAGCGGGAGCAGGAGGCGCACTGGAACACGAACATCTCGCCCAAGCTCGACCAACATG